GGGCGCGGCCTGCGCACCGTGGATCCCGCCGAGCACCCGGGCGTGGTCAAGACCGACTGCGTGGTGCTGGATTTTGGTACCTCGAGCCTGACCCACGGCACGCTGGAGCAGGACGTCGATCTGGAGGGCAAGACTACCAGCGGCGAGGCCCCCTCGAAAATCTGCCCGTCCTGCAAAGCCGATATTCCGCTGGCATCGCGCGAATGCCCGATCTGCGGCGAGGTCTTGGTCGAGGATGAGGGCGAAACCCTTGAGGGAGCCCTCGGCGGGGCGTTTTCCGGCTTCCTGATGACCGAGATTGATCTGCTCAAGCGCTCCAGTTTCGAATGGGTCGATATCTTCGGCACCGAGGATGCGCTTCTGGCGACGGGCTTTTCGGCCTGGGGCGGCGTCTTCTGGCTCGATGGCCTCTGGTACGGTGTTGGTGGCGCGCGCGGGGTGCAGCCGCAGCTTCTGGGGATCGGTGAACGCAGCGTCTGTCTCGCGCAGGCTGATGATTGGTTGAACGACCACGAGACTGACGAAAGCGCCTCCAAGACGCGCGCCTGGCTGAACCAGCCCGCCACGGAAAAGCAGCTGCAATATCTGACGCCTGCAGCGCGCAGCGATTATGGTCTGACCCGCTACAAGGCCTCGGCGCTGATGACCTTCGGGTTCAACAAGCGCGCCATTCGCGGGTTGATCACCAGCGCGGCCCCAACTGCGCGGGAGGCCGCATGAGCCATGTCGCGCAAATCGCATCCCCGCCCACAGAGGCTGCGGATCGCCAGGGCTTTGATCGCCTCTGGCACCCACGTTTCATGTCATGTGCCGTATGCCTGCGCCCCGCGCAGGGCCTCGGCTTCTTCAACCCCGACAAACCGCGCCCGCGTGAACACCGCTGGTTCTGCTCAATGCCCTGCCAGGGGTTCTTCGCCATGCGCAACAGAAAAGGACTGACTATGCAGGGAACGACCGACGAAGAACGCCTCGCAATCGCGCTGGTGATGAAGCGGCTGGGTCAGACGATGGACCAGATCGGCTGGGACAAACGGCTGCGCGATCTCACCGAAACCGAAGTCACAGCCCTGATCGAGGAAGTGCTGGAAGGGTATGGCGCCGAGATGTCGCGCATCGCGAAGTCTCAGGAGGTGCCCTTCTGATGCTGGATTACAATCACAAACCCAGCTTCGCCGAGCGCGTCAACGAGACCATTGATGTGGCCCTGACCGCTGAGAACGCGGCAAGGACACCCCGTGATTACCTCGGCGGTTCACGGCTTGGACACGCCTGCGAGCGCGCGCTGCAATTCGAGTTCACGCACGCGCCCAAGGACGAGGGCCAGGACTTCTCCGGCCAGGTGCTGCGCATCTTCGCCATTGGTCACGAGCTGGAAGATCTTGCCATCCGCTGGCTGCGCGGCGCGGGCTTCGATCTCTACACGCAAAAGGGCAACCACCCAGATGGCGGCCAGTTCGGGTTCTTGGTCGCAGGCGGGCGCATTCGTGGTCACGTCGATGGCATCTTCGCCGCCGGGCCAGCAGGCTTCGGCCTCGCCGTCCCGGCGCTCTGGGAATGCAAGACCATGAACGCCAAGAACTGGCGCGCCTGCGTCAAGGACGGGGTGACCAAATCCAAGCCCGTCTATGCTGCCCAGATCGCCGTCTACCAGGCCTACATGGAAGCAAGCGTACCTGGCATCAGCGCTGCCCCCGCCGTGTTCACCGCGATCAACAAGGACACGGCCGAGCTGCACCACGAGCTTGTGCCCTTCGATGCAGGGTTAGCGCAGCGCATGTCCGATCGTGGCGTCCGGATCCTGCAAGCCACCGACGCGGGCGACTTGCTGCCGCGCGTGGCGGCCAATCGTGACTTTTTCGAATGCCGGTTCTGCGCCTGGGCCGAGCGCTGTTGGGGACTGCCAACATGACCGATGCCCCGAAAGACCCGCCTGTACCGACCAAGATCCCCGATACGCCCGACACGCCCAAGGAGACCGCCATGACCGATGATCACGATGACCGCCCGGACCCCTCTGAACCGCAAAAGGAAAACCTCGTCCACTTCAACCCGTGGCGGGACTTCAACGATGCCTCGCCACAGATCGATGTGTTCGGAGATGAGCCGGACCCCGAGCAGATCGCCCAGTTCATGGAGGTGGTGTTCGGCTATTGCGACGGCCTGATCCCGGTCCGCAGCTTCATCGACAAGGGCCAGGGCTTTGATGGCCGCCCGCATAACATCTGGATCGATGCCGGTGAGAATGTCACCGCCAAGATGACCACCTTTGCCAATTGGGCAGCGAGAGAGGGTGCTGCGGTCTATGTCATCCCCGGCTCTGTGGCCGCGCCCGGACAGGCCAAGGCCGCTGACATCCTGCAGATGCAGGCTGTGGTCGTCGATATCGACACCGGCGATATTGCCGCCAAGCGCGCCCATCTCGAGCGTCATCTCGGCCCACCCACCATGGTGGTTGAAAGCGGTGGTGTCACACCAGAAGGCCAGCACAAGGCGCATGTCTGGTGGAAACTGACCGAGCCAGCCGAGGGCAGCGACATCGCGCGCGTGACCCGTATCCGCGGCGACATTGCCGCCAAGGTCGGCGGCGATATGCACTTCCGCTCGGCGCATCAGCCGATCCGGGTGGCAGGTTCTGTCTATTACAAGAACAGCCTCAAGACGCAGGTGCGCATCGTCACGCTGAACGCCGATCTCGAGCGCGATCTGGGCGAGTTCACCGAAGCTGTCACCGATATGCCACCTGCGCCGGGTGTATCGCTGCAGCCAGACTTTGCTGCGTCCGACAAGCCTGCCGTCGATGATGTGCTGGTCACCCCGGTGCGCGAGAGCGCGCAGGACGACTGGTCGCGTTTTGAGGGGGCCTCAGCCGCGATCGGGTATTTCATCCGCATGGTCCATGAGGGGCGCCTGTCCAAGGATGATGGCTGGGAAGGCATCTGCGGCTACAACGCGGCAATGCTGCGGCCACAATGGGCGGTGGAGCGGCTTAAGCGCGAATCCGAGCGGCTCTGGGCCCGGCATGTCGAAAAGTATGGACCGCCGCTCATCCGGCTCGATAGCGCCGCCCCTGCGCCCAATGAGATGCCCGCATTCACGCTTGGCGCGCTGCTGGACGATGACAGTCCGATGCCCGCCGACATCATCGCACCGCGCGTTTTAACGCCCGGTGGGCTGCTGGTGCTGGGTGGCGCACCCAAGGTTGGGAAAAGCGATCTGCTGATCTCCTGGCTGGTGCACATGGCGGCAGGCGTGCCGTTTCTCGACTTCACCCCGCCGCGCCCGTTGCGCGTGTTCTACCTGCAGGCCGAGATTCAGTACCACTATCTACGCGAGCGCATGAAGCAGATCTCCCTGCCGAAGGAGGTCCTGACCGGTGCGCGGGACAATCTGGTGGCCACGCCGAAGCTGAACCTTCTGCTTGATGTCAAGGGCAGCGTCCGTGTCGCGGCGGCCATTCGGCGGGCATTCCCGGACGCATTGGTCGACATCATATGCATCGACCCGATCCGCAACATCTTCGACGGCGGCCCAGACGGCGGCGGTGAAAACGACAACACCGCCATGATGTTCTTTCTCAAGGAGCGCGTCGAGGTTCTGCGCGATCACATCAACCCCGACTGCGGTGTGATCCTCGCGCACCACACCAAGAAGCTCAGCAAGCAGCAGGTCAAGGATGACCCGTTTCTGGCCCTGTCAGGCGCCAGTGCTCTGCGCGGGTTCTACACATCAGGGTTGATCCTGCATCGGCCTGATGAGGACAACCCGCAGCGCAAACTGGAGATCGAGCTGCGCAATGGACCGGCGCTGGAGCCCAAGATCATCGACAAGGTCAAGGGGGAATGGACCGAGATCAACCCCATGAATGAGCGGATAATAGGGGCAGAAATGGGTGCCAAACATGACGCTGAGCGAAACCGGAAGGCCGACGTCATCCTGGGCCTGCTCTTCGATGAAGCAGCCGAAGGTAGGCTATACACGTCAACGCAGTTCGGTGCAGGCTTCGAGAACCAGCATGGGCTTGGCAGCGAATTTACAATTCGACAGCGGATCAATGTCCTCGCGACCAAAGGCTTCGTGAAATTTCGCCGCGATCTGGCCGAACAAGGATTCCCCGCGACCAAGTCACACTTTGGCTATCTCTGTGTCGAGGACATGCGGTTTGGCCGTGAGCTTGTGATCGATCCCGAGACTGGTGAGGTGCTGGCCGAGGGCGAAACTGTCTTGCCGACCCATTTCAAATGCCCCAATTCCGGACGTGCGAGGGAGGTCGAAAACCCTGCGGTCTGGGTCTTTCCAGAGGGGGGCGATGAATGACTTTGTCATATGACAGAGGCCACTGTCATCCTCATGCCTCTGTCATGAATCCAATAAAATCAACAACTTGCTGATGACGATGACAGAGGCCTCTGTCATGCCCCTCTGTCATCAAAAATGGGAGAAAACATCATGAAAACAGATATTTGCAAGGGATTGATGAGAGAGAGTGTGACCCCCCTATACTTCGTATTAGGGGGCAACCCTTGGGGACTGCCCCCTAAACGATACGAAGTTCGAACCTCAAGACCCTGACAAACAGTCTCGTTTCAATCCGACGACGGCGGCCGGTACCGCCAAGCATCAACCGCCGTCGTCTTCCACCCGAGCAGCCCACCAGAAGAGGAGACCACTCATGGCTGATACGACTCTCGCTAATGCTAATCTCGGCGCAACCCCGAAAACGCCCATGCCGCCTGCACAGGGCCAACGCACCATCCTAGCCCTCGACCTCGGCACCACCACCGGCTGGGCCATCCGTAGATTTGACGGCCTGATCACCAGCGGCACTGTCAGCTTCAAGCCAAGCCGCTACGATGGCGGTGGCATGCGCTATCTG